CTGTATCAAAGTCAATTACAATATCATCTGTTTTAGCATCTTGAATTGCCCAATATGATGACGAAGGAAGCGCTTTATTTGTAGTATACAAAGAAGCTGTAGTAAATACCCTAGCTGGATATTTGTCTCTAGCATTAACTCTAAATTTATACTTTTCTGTTCCGTATTTGTACTCTCCAATATTATTGGCTAGCGTAATAACGTTATCAGAATTATTTAATATACTAAGGCTTCCTGTTACATATGAACTATCATCCCATCTTATTTCTAATGAAGGAGGATATATAGTGTGAGTATCAACAGAGAAGAAGCTAAGTCCTATATAACTACCTGAATTATTCTCAATTACATTAGGATGCTTTAAAATAAATCCTGCATTTCTTGAACCACTCCACCAATTTGATACGATAGAACTTACATCTACATTAATATCTTTATCACTTTTATAATCAAAAGATTGAGTAACAGAAGAAGTAGTCCATGAACCACCACCAGGAGTTAAGAAGTAAGAACCTCCAGAACCTCCTGCCCAGCTTGCGCTAGTAGTTGCAAATGAAGCTGTGCTATACCAACAAACACCATTTTCTGTTTGTGGCATATCTGAAAGTTTCCCTGTACCCATTGTCCAAGACTGTGAAACTTGTCTTATCTCTATACTATATGTAGTATTTAGATTCTCTGCATTAGCAAGATATAATCTCAAATATGTCTTCCATGAACCTGTAGCATAAGATTGTAGTTTTGCTAAATCTTTATCATCAAATAATACAAGAGATCTTCTAAGATCATCTGATAAAATAGGTTCAGAAGGAACTGGGTCTACAAAGAAGTTTGTAGGATTATTTGAATTTTTTACAGCTACTTCCAATACTTCATCAAGGCCTGCATTTAGGTCAGGCTTCTTTGAATATATTGCTGCGTCAGCTGTAGGAAATATTTTATATACTGCCATTGTTCTTTTTTTATAATGTTACTACACGACCTTGAATATCTGTATTAGGATACTTAACCTCAAATATAGAAGGATCTAATGAAGGATAAATAACACCGTTCAAAGTACCAGCAGAAATATCATAAGAGTATTTTGAGTACCCATTAGCTTGTCCGTACTTATTTACAATACTAACAGACTTAACTGTTTGTACACCTTCAACTACATCTAATAAAGAGTATATATCTCCTAAAATAATAGGCTCATTTATTTGCCAATTATCTATAGCAAAAAAGTCACGAAGTGCTAAAATACATCTAGCAACTACATCTTGGCTAGTATAATTTGGTCTAATGATGATATCAAAATTACAACCAATGTTTATAATATAAGCAGGTTTTATTGCTACAGAATCAGTTAACATTCTATAGTCTTTCAAATATGTTTCTATATTTTGAAGAAGTGCTGGTGAAGGATCTGCTAAATTGTTGTTTGCATCTAAACCTAATACATATAAACTTACAAGTAGAGGATCATATACATTAACATTTGTTTGCATATAATTTCTAAATGTAGCATCATCTTTTGTTACATAAGCTTTAGATACTTTACCATATTGAGCAGGCATGCTTAATGTCCTAGCTAGATAGTCTTCTTGAGTTACTGCTCTTAACTGAGTAGGAAACTCTGAAGCCATATTAATTCTTAATTCTTCGACAGTATCTCCGTCTCCACCACCTTTTGCAGGTCCTGGATTATTTACTGCTATTGTATTTTGAAATGCGGTATTTCCTGATACAGTATAAGAGCCTATATCAGTTAACTGACCTGTTAATACATTTGAACTAGCACCACCACCTACTAAATACTGAAATGTTATTGTTACATTTTTTGGAGCAAGACCATAAGTCTGTGTAGTTACAAAGTTAGTAGGATCAAATGAACTAGATAGAGTACTAAGACCTCCGCCTGTTAAACCGACGCTAACAGAATTAGGATTTGGAATTACTGCAGTATCAGCTACAGAATTAATACCAGAACCAAACTCTACTTGTAATGTACCATCTGTTTTGAATCTAGATACAAATCTTTTTGGAACCTGTAATTTTTGAATCATGAATGGAACTTGATTCTGATATTGATTCAAACTAGGATAATTAGCTGCTGTATTTTCTACAGGTTTTAAAATATAATCTTGTGCTAAATAAGGTACTTCATACCAAGTATAACCATCTGAATCTTTGGCATCTAATATTGTTATAATATTGGTATCATTTATATTAGCTGTTGCAAATCTTTGAGCAGATCCAAAAGTAAATGATTGAGTTTTAACTTGACCAGATATTGCTTGAACTGTTTTCTTTAGTAAATAAGATGTAGGTACATTAGAACCATTTACTGTATAAACTTCAACAGTTGTAGGATTCATGGATGATGAAGTTGCAAAATCTACTTTTTGAGGTACATAAAAAACATTAGTACTATCAATATTAGATCTAACTTGCATTCCCTGTTCTATAGTCATAGCATAACCAAAATCTGGAAAAGTATCTAGACCAACACTTACAGCCGGAACTTGTTGGTAAACATCTAGATATACTATTGCAGCAGAAGTAACCTTTGGTCTGTAGCCTAACATGTAAGCTAGAGTATATAAATTATTTTTTTGTTTTGCGTATTGTAAAAATGTCTCTTGAAGTTGATTGTCAAGATAGAATGAAAGCACGTCTCCTACATAAGAAGCCATTTCAATGAACATGCTACCAGGTGAAGCCTGAGTAAAGTCATTATATACTGTAGGATAATAAGACTTAGCATACTCAATCAAGTCCGCCTTGAATGTTGTAAAATCTTTGTTTATGTATTTTATATCTATTTGATTCAACATTTTTACATATTTTGAATAGTCAATACAACCTTATCGTTTTCATTTGATCTTAATAGTCTGTAACTAAATCTTATATTAATATTATTGTAGTCTGGGTTTCCTGTAACTTCTAATTCTACAATTTGGACATTAGGAAAACTATTTTCTATTTGTGTTATCAATGATTGTTTGATGTCATCAAATGTAGAACTAGCTATCTGTTCAAATAGTCTTGCTCTAAGACCAGCTCCAAAAGTAGGATTAAATGGCCTCTCTCTTGGGTCAGTTAACAGGAAGTTGATCAGGTTATATTTAGTCTGATCTTTAGTGGTATATACGGTTTGAAATACATTCGGAGCAGAAAAAGGAATGGCTACCCCAACTCCTGTTGAAGGTTTTAAGTCTACTACTGATATTTTCTTTAACCCGTATGCCATTAGATCTGTCCTTGTGCTTTAAGTTTTCCCATTAGGGCTGAGAAGTCTGGAACCTCATTAATTTGAACTGCGTCAATATTTGAACTTGGTCTAGCAGATCCTAGCATTCCTTCTACACTTCCCACTTTTACATCTTTTGGCTGAAAAGCAAGTCCTGGATGAACGTCTGCAGATGTCATAGAGAAGTCCTCATTTAACATAGTCTTGGCGGTATCGTTCAAGAATGCTGCCATCGGATTGTTTGAAGAGAACTTAATTTGAGGTCTTGATTCTAAAGTATTTAAAGTCCCAGGTATCTTAGACTTAACCTGTTCTTGAAGGCTTTTCTTTGGATCTACCATAGCAGGTTTAGAAACCTCCTTTAATAGTTTAGGAAGTTCCTCTTTGAGAACTGCTCTGAGTTCTTCACGGATTAACTTTCTTAATGCTTCTGACTGTGTCATATCTTATAAATATTATTTTGATGTCTTTTTATCCAAAAATACTATTAGTGTATTTTCCTGTTGGATCTGTTTGAGATAGATCTGATTTTAGTGTTTTTGACTGGCTAGCTAGCTTTTCTTGAACCTTTTTACGTAAAGCTCTTCCACCTGGAAGGTTATTTACAAAACTAGTAATTCCTAATTCATCTGCCTGTTCCCCTAAATTGGTTATTTCTGAAGGTGTAAACTCTATATTATCTAAATTTATATTAGGATCGTCAAGGTATTTTATGGATTCTAATACGGTGGAAATAGTTTCGCTTGATAGGTCAGATATATTCAAATTAACCAGTCCTTTAGATACCAATAAAACCTTAACTTCGTTTATTATAATCAGGTCTAAAGATGCAAAGGTCGGAGTAGATTCTACAACAATATATCCGTTTCTATCTCTAGCAATACCGTATCTTCTCTTTAGACTGATGCCTTCATCGGCTAATTGCTCTGTTACAATCTCTATAGTATACTCACCAAAATTTCTATTTATAGCCTCATCAGTATTATTGTAAACATTTAAGAAAGCCTGAAGTTGTTCTCTAGTTGTGTTTAAATTATTTATTGTTTGTTCTATTTCCTTGGCTAATTCTGGGTTACAAGCCTCCAAATTTAGTTTTATTAAATTTAATTTATATATGATATCTTGAATACCAATAACCAAAGTCGTTACACAAATAGCCATTAAATTTAGAACAGCATTAATTTGATTCAGTCTTTTTATCAGCTTTTTCTCTCCTTGTTCTTTTAATACAGATTGGTAAATATCACTGAACTTGGTTGATATACCCACTGTTGTAGTAACACTTGGTATAGGAAGCGCCAAGAAAAATGATTTGATCAGATTATATACTTTTATTAATAAAACACATATTTTAATTACTGCTCTAGTTGAGTTTATATAACCTAGTAATTTTTTTCCTATAGTGTTTAAATTATTAGCTATTCTTATTATTTGATTGATAAGAGGTATAAACCTTGGAACATCTATTATCTTATTTAGTTTTGCTATTTGTTCTTGTACTTTTCCTCCGGTAATATTATCAGCAAGATTAACAAAAGAAGCTGGAGAATTAAGTGCTATAATAGCTATACAATAAGCTCTAACTTTTTCTATAAGTCTCAATAGTTTTTGAACAGTATCGTTATCTATATCATTTATACTTTGATATCTATTAAATTTAGCTAAAACATCTTGGAGGAAGTTTGTAGCAGACGAAAATTGAGGAAACGCTTTCTGGAGCTCAGGATCATTTAGTCCTTGATTAGGATCGAGTACGGTTGAAAATATAGTATTAACTTCTTTAATTAATGAATATAAACCGTATTTACTCTCTGGATTGTTTAAACTACCATAACTTTGATAATATTGGTCAATCTTTTTTTGTACTTCAAATGCTTGTTTTTGTACAAACCACTTGCTTCTTTCAAAGGCACTGTTGGTTTGTGGAGGGTTTTCAGGATCAAACTTTTTTCCTCCTGGTACTTCATTAATTAGATAGTTTACAATATCACAATAGTTTATTCCTACAAAATCTGATAGTGTATTAATAACTCCTTTATCTATTGCTTTTTGTATTTTATTTGCTGTAGGGTCTGTTTGTAATTTAAACTGACCATATAAAGTTTTATTAATAGAAGATTGTGCACTTATTATAAATTTAGCAACTATACCAATAACTTTCTCTAAGCCTTTAGCAGTAGATGTATTGATATTCAATTTATCATTACCTAAATTTATGATACTGTTATCTGCCATTATCTAGTAAATGTATTTTTAGATAATATAAAGTTAGACTGAAGTGTTTGTATTAATCTAGTAGACTCAGCATTTAATATTTTTCCTGCACTTGCTAAATATTGCATACTAGATCCTAGATCACTTTCTGAAACCTGACCCATTAACATTCCTGCATTTGCAATATTACTCAATAAAGTTATAAGTTGTTGATTCAGATTGCTTCCTAAAATAACTGGTTGGCCTTCTGCTTTTGCATTAGGTCCAAGTTCTATAGTTGTAGAATATAATTTTATTCCTTCATTTGCATCTAGATTGATTGTCTTTGTAGACGATAAAGATACAGCTTGTTTTCCAAATAAAAATATAGCATCACTTTTAGAGTGTAAAGTTACTCTATCTGATGTTAATATTAATTGATTACCTTTATATGGAAAAACTGGTTTAAACATTATTTAATTGTGTTTTCATCTTGAAATTGTGCAGAAATAACTTCATCAGATGTAGGAAGTTGTTGTAATTTAACAACATTTTGTACTATAGGGTTAATACCTACTCCAAATGAAGATAGAGGAAAAGCATTTATATCTTCTAAATCTATTTGTTGTGTAGACGTCATCCATATAGCAGAGCCGTCTTTATTTATGTCTTCTACAATATTATCTAGAGCATTTGTATTAGTTCTTTTTCCTTGACTATTTGAGATAATAGTGATAGGACTTCCATTATTTCCAGACCTTGACCAAGTATTAAAATCTCTCATTACAGGGATAGTACTACCAAATCTAATAGACTGGCCGAATCTAGCCTGAAATATAGTATCTCCTTCAAATGGTCTTAGATTATGAACATCTTCCTTTTCTTCTAGTGTTTTACCTAAAGGTAGTTTAACATTTGAAGCTGGATCGGTTCCTGAATAAGTTGGCTTATTTGAATATTGTGTGTTAAGATACTTTGCGTATTCAGATAGATTAGGAAAAGCACCGTGGTTAGCATGATTCCATAAATCATATGGAGGGAAATAAAAGAACTGTTGCCTTGAAACTTTATCGTTTAAAGACGGGCTAGGCCCTGGGAATATAAGAACAATCTCTCCGTAGGTAGGATAGTGTTTTATAAAATTGAATATAGGATAGGCTGGTTCTGATACCTCTCTAGATACAGAAGTGGAAAGTGTTGAATAGATGATCTCGTATTTTATCTTTCCGATATCAGAAGGGCTAGTATAATCTGGGTCAGGAAGCTTACTATTTGCTATGAAAGGACTTAATACTACTTTTTTAACTCGACCTATAATATAATACTGGCCAAGACCACTCCTTTTACTGACGTCAAATTTATCACCAAAAATGTATCCTTCAGCCATTATGCACTAGGGAGTTGTTTCGTATCTTTAATTTTAACTGTTGTAACGTCAGCAAATAGCTGTTCAATATCTTTTTCAGTCAATATACCGCTATCTTCAGCGTCTCCTGCTTTCTTATTTTCTGCTGCCTTTTGGAACAAAGTAAGCAATTTCATCAACACCTCATCATTCTTAAGGCTAGAATCCATAAACCCTTTCAAAAGAGGGACAATTACAATAGCGTCACCAGGAGTCTCAATCATATCGGCAAGCCTCATGATCTCCTGTTTAATAGTACTGTCTTGGTTCTTATGTTTATTATATACCTCTTCTACAAGGTCAGCGATGGTTTTCCCTTTGAATATTTCCTTATCCAGTTCCATGACGTTTTAGAATAAATATTAATAGTCACTATTTTCAAGGTAGTTGTCAAGGATCCTCTTATAGATGGTTTTTAGCTTTTTGATTACTTTGGTGATTGTATTTGATTGAGCATCGGTCATTTCTTTTACGTATATAAAGACCGCCTTCTTGTTGAAAATGTCTATATTTTCTCTCTTCTTGAAGATCTCAAGGATAGCATCAGCCACCTTCATTTCATCTGTCTTTTCAAACAGATCAAGAAGATTATCATCCACGTACTTGACAAATAGTTCTACTATGTCTAGCCTGTCTAATTCTGGTTCTGGCTCTTTTACAATGATTGAATTGACTAAGGCGTCATCATCATGTTGTTCACCAATCTCGGCTTTAGAGACTAACTTCTTGTAGTTCTTTTGGTTGTAGATAATTAAATACCTTTTAGCAATTGTCCCAAAATAAGAGTAAGCTTTTCCTTTAGACTGGTCGTAAAGGTCTAGTTTTTGTAAGAGAAAAGAGATAACTTCGTATTTAAGATCTTCAATATTATCAACCTCAGTATAATAGAATTTGAACGTATGAATGATGTTCTCTACTAGTTTATAAAACCCGTAGTGAATACTTTCATTATATATTCTATTTCTTTCTGCTTGACTTTTACTGTTTCTATAACGAAGGATTGCTTCCTCGGTATCGGTTGTAAAATAGTTATTCTTTACCTTTGGTTTTCTCTTTCTAGGCTGACCTTTCTTGGTCAGTAATACCTCACTTTCGTTCTCAATCAATTCCATTATTCTTCGATAAAGTTATTAATTCTAGTTTGCATTTGTTTTACGTTCTCCATTAGAGAAAGAAATTCAGG